CCAACATCGGCGGCAACGGGGCTTACGCGGGCACCGTCGTCGGCCAGTCCGTGCCGATCAGCGCCACGTACACCACGCTCGGCGGCTCCCCGTTCGCGTGGCCGCAGTGACCGCGCCGGGCCAGCCGGGCTACGTCGCCCCTTCCGGCCAGCCGGGCTACGGGTACTACAACTACCAGCACTGGTGGCTGGCCCGCGTGATGTTCGCCATCGGGGCGCTCTGCTTCCTCATCGCGGCCCTGACCTACTCGGGGACGTTCCACGGCCCTTACTGGGCCTGGGCCTTCGGCGGCCTGGCGGCCTGCGCGATTGCCAAGGCGGCGGTGCCGTGACCGTCCCCGTCGACGTCACCGTCCCCACCGTCCAGTACGCGTCGGTGGCGGACCTGGTGTCCGTGCTGGGCGGCACGGACTCCGGCGTCGGCACGCCCGCCCAGCTGTCGCAGGTGCAGCTGACCCTGGCGCTCCAGGCCGCCAGCAGCAGGATCTCGATCTACTACGGGTCGATCCAGGACGGGTCGAGCGCGGCGGCGGTGCCGCCTCTCGCGTTCCACGACCTGTGCCTGGACCTGGCGGCGTTCTGGGCCTGGAAGACGTACCTCAAGGGCAAGGCGATCCCGCCGGACCACCCGGCGTTCATCGCTTACAAGGACGCCACGGCGCTGCTCAACGACGTCCGCGACGGCAAGCTGCGGCTCGACCCGGCGGCCGGCGGCGGCGTCACGTCGGAGACCGGCATCGTCATCAACCGCATCCCGCCGATCTTCGACGGCAACGACTCCAACACCCGCGTCGACCAGATGAGCGGCTACCTGACCGCCGACCGGCCTTACGGCATGTGGGGGCCGGACCTCCAGGACGCGGGGCTGGGCGGAGCTGTCTACCAAGGGTAGAGAGGAAGGAGGTGGTGTTGTGTCTGGGACTTTCAGTGCGCGTGTAGCGGAGCTGAAGCGGATGACCGGTGCGCCAGAGCGCGTCGAAATGTCCGTTGTCGTAGACCAATTAGCATGTCTACGCTCACGCGCAGCACGAGCACATGGAGTACCGCCACCCGCGCGGCGGCCAGGCAAAGTACCTTGAGCGCGGCCTGTACGACCACTACCGCGAGTACTACGCCGACTACGGGCACGACGTGCTGCGCGACGGCGGCCAGCGGTCCCTGGCCCGCTCGGCGGAGCACCTGTCCGACCAGGTGGAGATCCTGGCCCCGCGCGAGTGGTTCGACCTGGGGCGCTCCGGCCATCCCGTCGTCACCCAGGGCGAGCGCACCCTGCACGACCGCCCGCCCCATGTGCGCCGGCTGACCGAGGCCGAGCTGAAGGCCAAGTCGCGGCTGCGGATGCGCGCCCTCCAGGCGGCCGGGCTGCCGTGGTTCTTCACCCGCGACGGCAAGGTCATCCGGGTGCCCGGCAGGGGCGACAGGCGATGACAGCCACGCAGCCGACCGTCGCCAAGACCAAGCTGGTCATCGACTGGGTCACCGCCCTGGGGTGGAACACCGCCCAGGAGGTGGGCTACCCGCTGTTCCCCGGCCCGGAGATCCTCGACGCCCCCGACCGGGCGGTGTTCGTCACTGCGGCGGGCGGCCCCGGCTGGGTGACCGAGGAGGGCGGGACGGACTGCTGGTCGGTGCAGCTGCGCGTGCGCGGCCCCGACGATGACCCGCTGGCCCCCGAGCTGGCGGCGCAGCAGCTCGACTGGCTGATCCTCACCGCGAGTTACCCACAGACTGTGGACGGCGTGTGCGTGAACACGGCCACCCGCGCCGCCGCCCCGCCGTCCCCGCTCCCCCTCGACCCGTCAGACCGCCGGTTCGAGTTCGTCTGCACGTATCTCATCACCACCGGAGGCGGCTAATGGCAGCTACCAGGCAACTCATGGTGCCAGTCAACATGAACCAGCCGCTGGCGGGGAGCATCCCCATCGGGGCCGTCGCGCCGACCGCCGGGTGCGACAACGCGGGAACCAACACGTCGTTCACCGCCTGGGCCTCGCTCCCCGCGCCCAACTCGCTCGGCATCATGTACGCGAACAACGGCAGCCAGTGGCTGTGGTACTACAACGGCACCGGGGCCGTGACCGCGTCCATCCTCATCGGCGCGAAGTCAGCCGGCATAGTGCAGGTCTACTCGCAAGAGCAGGTCACGATCGGCGCGACCACGTACGGGTACCTCGGCCCCTTCTCCCCGTCGGCCTACAACCAGGGGGACATCAACCAGTTCGGCGGCACGGGCGGCGGCGGCGCAGCGCCAGGCGGCGTGATCGGCGCAGCCGGGCAGGGGCTCACCTGCATCGACTTCTCGTCCACCACGAACCTGGCGGTGCGCCTCTACCAGACCGCCACCGTGTTCCCGTGAGAGGATCTGAGCCATGACCGAGCAGTCAGGCAGCGAGGTAGCCGCGACCGACCAGGCTGCCGCCGACGACGACAAGCGAGACAAGATCGCCAGCCTGCGGGCCGAGGCCGACGAGCTGGAGGCGACCCTGCCGCCGCCTGCCGACACCGAGCGGCTGAAGGTGGAAGGGCCGCACGAGGCGTTCACCTTCGGCGGCACGTGGGTCGGCAACGACTGGTCGCCCGTGCCCGTGCACCTGGTCGCCGGAGTCATGCAGGCAGCCAGCGAGGCCGGCGTGACCATCACCCAGGAAAGGTAGTCCGCCAATGGCCGGCGCACCGCTCGTCTACACGCCCCCGGCGTTCACCGTCACCAACGTCCTGTACGGCATCGGCGTCCTGCTGACCGCGCCCAACCCGTCGCTCGGCGTCGGCGCGTCGGTGCCCTCGGACTTCCAGCTGGGCGTCGGCTCGGCCTGGCTGGGGCTCGGCTGGTCGTACGTGGGCTCGACGGACGCGGGCGTCACCCTCACGTTCGCGCCCACCACGCAGAACATCTCGATCGAGGAGCAGCCGACCCCGGTCGGCGTCGCCGTCTCCTCGGCGGACCTCACCATCACCTGCAACTTGTCCGAGGAGACGCTGGCGAACATCAACCTGGCGTGGGGGAACGGCGGCTCGACCGCCATCACCGCCGCCGGGGCGGGCCAGCCGGGCAAGTCGGTGCTCACCCTCTCCACCAACTTCAACACCGTGAGCTGCGCGCTGATCGGCAAGAACCAGCTGGGGTACGCGCGGGTGCTGTACATCCCCACCGTCGTGTCGGCCGGCCAGGTGCAGACCGCGTTCCGCCGGGCCGCGCAGCAGCGCGTCTACCCGCTCACCCTCTCCGCCATCTGCCCGTATTCGAGCATCACGTGGACCGACCTCACAGCCGTGGCCACGTCATAGTACTGAGGGAGTTGATGCATTAAATGCCTGCCTTTGACTCCGGGTCTGTCGTTGAAGAATTGGCGTGGAGTTTCAAGTCGCACGTCAAGGGCGCGTCGGGGGTGATCCGCGAGCCGAACGACCGGCAGATCGCCGACTACCTGGCCAACATGAAGAAGTTCGTCGCGAGCGCCAAGGGCAAGATCCCCGACGACGTCGACGGGGACGACCCGGCCGAGCTGATCGCCGCGATGGACAACCTGGACCCGGAAATCACCGTGCAATTGCACGAGGAGCTGGCGGGGATCTACGCCGCGCTGTGCTCCGGCGAGCCGGACAAGGAGCTGCTGCTGAAGCTGCCGCCCCGGATCAGGACCGTCTTCTACGGCTGGCTGCAACAGGAGGTGATGTCCCCGGAAGTCGTGTCCGGCGGTGGGAGATCGCAGGTGACGACCCTGCGGTCCACAGCCGCCGGGTAGTCCTCTACGCAGTCCGCAAGTACCTGGGCATCTCGGCCGCCGAGTGGGAGGGCCTCAGCTGGGACATCCAGGAGACGTACCTGTCGGGGATGTCCGAGGACGAGGAGTGCCCTGTCACCATCAGCCGGGACGCCGGGCGCGTTTACCGGCCGGGCCAGGAGGCAGCGCCGGGCCTGGCGGGGCCGCAGGTGCGCGAGGACGTGAACGCCGGGGCCGACGTGATCGACCTGACGGCGATGATCAGGGAGTTCGAGAGCAACCCGAACGCCAGGCGACGGCCGGGAGACAGGTAAAGGCGGTGAGCAGCCATCTTTGACGCGGGGACCATCGAAGCGCGGCTCACCGTTAAGCTCGACCAGTTCAGCCGCGATCTGGACAAGGCCGAGGCGCGGGTCAAGCGGTTCGAGGACGAGGGCCACCACCTCCGCCTGGACGCCTCGTTCGACCACGCCAGCATCGGCAAGGCGCGGAAGATCTTCGCCGACCTGGACAACGCGATCTCCCGCGACGCGGCGAACCGGCTGCGGTCCAGCCCGCAGGGCTCGGTGCTCGGCACCCTCAACGCGCTGTTCTCCCCGCACCCGGTGTCCGGGTCGCCCAGCGCGTCGCAGTCAGCCAAGGGCGGCCTGCTCGGCAAGATGGTCAACGCCCCCGGCGGCGCGGGCGGGGAGACCGGCGGGGGCGGCGGCCTGCTCAGCGGCGGCAGCGCCAGCTCCGGCGGCAGCGGCGGCGACTCCAACCTGGTCCGGCAGGTGCTGGTCAGCAACCAGCAGACCACCGACCTGATCAAGCAGCAGCTGGAGGGCACCGGCCCCGGCAACGTGACCACCGAGGACATGGTCAAGCAGGTCCTGACCGGGGCCGGGGCCAAGGACACCGACACCACCGACACCATCAACCAGAAGCTGGCCGGGAGCACCCCCGGCAACGTCAGCACCATCGACAAGATCAAGCAGGTGGTGGAGGGCGGCACCGCGCCGAGCGACATGTCCACCACCGACACGGTGCGGGAGAAGCTGGACAAGTCGTCCGCCGACGGCGTGGAGAAGGCGGCCGAGGATTCCGGCCGCCGGTCGGGCGGCCGGTGGACGGCCGGGTTCGGCACCCACCTCGGCCCGTTCTTCCTCAGCTTCCACAAGCGGCTGGGCGACGCCGGGGACGACGGCGGCGAGGCGCTGGGCGGCGGGCTGCTCAGCGGCATGGGGCCGGGCATCCTCGGCATCGGGATGAAGATGTCCCTGATGGTCGGCGCGATCGGGTCGGCCCTGGCGGTGCTGCCCGCCCTGGCAGGGATCATCGGCGTCGGCATGGGCGTCGCGCTGATCGGCGGGCTGCTGTTCGAGGCGATCAAGGGCAACAAGCAGCTGTCGGCGCAGTTCTCGGCGCTCGGCGGCGACTTCAAGACGGTGCTGACGAAGGCGGTCGCGCCGATCGTCCCGGTCGTCTCCGCCGCGATCAAAAGCCTGGTGCCGATCATCAAGGCGATGCAGGGGCCGCTCACCTCGATCTTCAAGGAGATCGGCCCGCAGATCAAGGGGATTTTCGCGGGCATAGGTCCGATCATCACCGGGCTGCTGAACATCATGAAGGCGGCGGCCCCCGCGTTCGGCCCGTTCATCGAGGCGATCGAGAGCCTGGTCGGCAACCTGCTGCCCGGCATCGCGACGGTGGTCAAGGCGACCACCCCGTTCATCAAGGGCTTCGCCGCCATCCTCTCCAACCTCGGCAGCAGCCTGGGCGGCCTGTTCGCCGACGCCGCCCCCGCCATCGGCGCGTCGATGAAGATCCTCAACGGGCTGCTCGGGCTGGTGGAGGACCTGCTGCCGGTCATCATGAAGCTGGCGGACATCTTCGCCGTCACCCTCGCCCCGGTGTTCACCGCGTTCGCCGGGGTCGTGCAGACGCTGATCAAGCCGCTGGTGCTGATCGGCGGGGTGATCGCGTCGTTCGCCGGGGCGGTGATCGGCGACCTGGCGGGGGCGTTCGGCGCGGTCGCCACGCTCATCCAGGCGATCGGGCCGAGCCTGAACGTCCTGGCGAAAGCGTTCAGCAGCATCTTCAACGTGCTGGAGAACACGGGCGTGTTCGCCGAGGTGGGCGACGCGCTGGAGGCCATCGCCCCGGCGCTCGGCAAGCTGATCGGGCTGCTCATCACCCAGCTGGCCCCGATCCTGCCGACACTCATCGCGCTGCTGAGCACGATGGG